CCGATGGACGTCCCAGTTGGGGAGTATTTTTGGTGTTGCGTGGACTTTTTACCATTGGTATAGAGCCCGTAATTACTATTATAATCCTAGTCTTGGAAGTTTTTTGGTTGTGGTGTGTACGCTGCTTGCCGTATGGGCACCATTACATACGATGAGTTCTACGGAACGGGGGAACGACAGTTTCTATCCCACTGTGCTGCCCATGTGTGGCGCTAGTGATGCCTCTCCGTTGCCAGGGATAACTCCCAGGCCTTCAACCACACGTTACTTAACGTTTTATGGTTTTGATAAAAGAGAATATCCAGGATTTAATGAGGACAAGTGCTTACGGCATTTCGAGGGTAAAACCATGAAGGCTGTTAGGCCTGGTCCTTGTGTTACCTGGACTCCAGAGAGACGCGCACTTACGGACACATTTCGTGAGTCGTGTCAACAAAAGTTTGGGGAAATCGGATCTCTATGGTTTGAATACGATGGTAAGCCTTGGTTGCGTGCTAGTGTTCGTGGTCCTAATCAGGCCTTGGATGCTCCATGTAGTTATGCTTGGTCAAGTCCTCATCATTGGGGGCTTGGTCATTCTGAGACTCATCCTTGGTTCGCCCATAGAGAGATTGATATTACATATATTGAATATCTTGCTGGAATTTATGATTACGATCATGAATCCGATGAGCTTGTTCATATTGTGTGTCCCCTTGGCATGTTTGAGTCTTTGTATATTGATGCAGACTGTGCTGAGACTTTTATTGACATGTATTATGATAATGCACTACTTGATTTATCAACTGTGGTACTAGATTTTTGGTCCGATGTGTATCATAGGGTCCATGTTTTCATTGAGAGAAACACAGCATTTGCTGATAAGGCGAAGAGGGTGTTCCATGATTTGAAAGTGTGGTTAAAGCACTATTATTTCTACATAGAGCATGTTGTATCCAATGCCTTGAGTGTGCGTTACACTCAAGCCTATTGGGCATTTGTTTTGTTTTATGTGGCAATAGTGGGTGCGACTATGACGATATATTGGTCTAATTGGATAGTATGGTCCTTGTGTATGGCAGTCGTAATCTCGTTTGAGAGGTATTATTCATGGTGGTCACCTGCCTTGTTTTTGCTTCTCTCTCGTGCGCCATTGTCGACGTTTGTAGGAACGAGCACACAATATTGTCTTGACTATGTTTTATGTTTGTTTTTATATATCGCCTTCTTTGGTGGTTACGCACTGTGGCTTTTTTGGCCGATGTTTTTTACTGTGTGGGAATGTGTGGTTCTTTTGGGGTGGGGGCAGAGACGAGAAGGCGCCTTTACCCGCAATTCTTATGTTGTCTTTATTGTAGCATTTGTATTCGCATTTTGTGCGGATTCTTTGCTGTATTGGGCAATGTTGGTGTTGGGGGTGTTGGGTGTCAAGCTTGTTTTTGTCCGACTGAAAGGACCCACTGTACGTAGTATTTCTAGGGCTGTCAGATCAGATGGAACTTTGGATTGGAATGAGACTGTAAATCTCACTTATGATCCTGTTGGACCACGCTGGTTTGACAAGCTTATTGGTCATAATAGCCGAGCGAAAAAAGAGGAACCCGGTTCTGTTGAAAAGGTTCGCCGTCTTCCGTTCGTACCTCAGACTATGGGGAAAGCTGTAGCCCTTCCAGTAATGGGAGAGTTTAAGAGTGTCCCCACATCAGAGTATGTGATGAGAGATAGTGAGCCTGTTGATGGACTTGGCGCCGATTTGTTAGCGAAGGGAGCAGGAGGTAACTCCAAGCTCTTCCCGTCTTCTAGTTCAGGAAGCGAGGAATCGCGGATTGCGGTGGGCTATGTGCCGAGCCGTGTACCCCGATCTAATTATGGACCTCCTAAGTCTTACGGCACAGATGAGCAATCATCGTCTGGGTCTGATGGCGCTGATACGGAATCTCGTGTGTTTCGATACACGAAAAAACCTTTCGGAAGGCGTCCAACGGATCCTTATGTCGCAAAGCTTAAGAGCCGTGGGTTGTACTTGCCAGCCGGGGAGAGTGGGAATTCCAACGTTTTTCCCCTCGCTCTGGAGGGCATGCCATCTCGTTTCTTGCCGGAGACCGTTCAGTGGCAACACGAGGTCGATGAACACAGGAAGCAGTTGGAAGATGAGGCTCGGTTCAACAAGGAGTATGATGAAATTGAACGTCTTACAAGGATGTTTAAAAATTATATTTCTGGTGAACATGATGATTTTGTCGCGGATATACCGAGTCATGATAAGCAAATGTTTTTGAAAGCCTATCGTGCCGATGTAAAGGGGTCGCGAGACGCCATTATCTCGGAGATGATAGCGCGTGATGAGATTACTGCTGATATGATCAGGTATGGTCCAGTGGCGGATGCCCTCATCAATATGACCGATGAAGAGTATGAGGAATTTGCGTACCAGAAATCTGAAGCATGGAAATACGAAGACGAGCAGGTTGGCTCCGAGTATGTACCACCGCACCGTCGACCAATAGGCGGGCGGCCTTTGGGTCCAGTCCAGATTGAAACATCAAAAGGTGTGCACTTGGAAGTGGGTGCACACTGTGATTGTGGTATAAGTGAGTCCCCCATTACTGGTGTCCCATTCTTTAAAGCCCGTGAGGATGCTGTTATCCGTCTCTTCGAAAAAGGGATGGGTGACTACGTCTTTGCCGGTACGGGATGGGTCGCCGCTGGAAAGTTGTTTTCAGTTGGGCATAACTTTGCTCCTAATGTAGCGTCTGTTTTCGCTAAGGTTAATGGACAGTTCTTACCTTTGACTTTCTCCGAAAGGAGGGAGGCTAGTGAGAACTCCCATTTAGCTGGGTGGAACTCGTGTCTTCAAGGAGAAGCTCTTGTTAAATTTGTATTGCCTCAAGCGATGGCGTCTGTAAAGTCCTTTTCTGTACAGCCTTTTGGTGACAAGAACCATAAGGTTATATGTTTAGGATACCACAGGTACGAAGATTGTTTGCCAATTGACGCGGAAACTTTGTGGGGTTCGGTTGAAACATGCCTCCCCGACGGTCGGGCTCGTTATTCCAGTAGACCTGGTGATAGCGGCGGACCGGTTGTTCTTAGCGCTCAAGGCGTTCAAACTCGTTATGTGGTTGCCGTCCACTGTCAAGGTGGCGTTTCAGGCAATGGCATGAATGTGTGTTGGCCGTTTACTATAGCCGATTGTGCTTTTATTAATGCCAGCCCCATCAAAGTGCCTAAAGGTATGCCTCCTGCTATGGTGCCTAAAGCCGATGTTCATAACGTCGAAACTGCATCTGTAGCAGGCCCGTCTTCTTCAGCATCAAATCAAGGGAAGTCTGCCCAAGTGGTAGCTACTACCCCGAAGGTTGGTGATGCTACGGGGGTTTATCCATCAGCCTTAGATGGACGAGTTAAACAGTTGGAAGATATGCTGGCTTTTCTTGCGAACCAGCAGAATACTCCAATAACCAACAGTCTACCTGTCATGAGGCCTGTTGTTCAGCAAGACCTGGCAAGTCCTAAGGGATCTGCCACGGTTTCACGCCCTCCGCGTTCGGAACAGAGACGAGCTGCGAAAGCTCGCAGGAAATTAAGAACTCCTGTGGAAAAAGAAGCTGGTCGAGCCCTCCACGCTAAAAACGTGGCGGCTCACGCAGCAGCAAAGCTCGCTAAGCTTGCCAAATCTCAAGTTCCAGTTTCTGCGGAGAAGAGTGTTGAAGCTCCAGCCGCGAAAGCCGCTGATGCTGCGCCGAGTAATCCGCGTGTTGCCCCTGGAAAAGGGAAGACTAAGCTAGTGGAGTCCGCTACAAACGTCGATCGAGCAATTGAGGACGTTAAGCGAGCTTCTTCGCCTGAACAGTTAGCACTCGCCTCTGCTCGGTTAGCTAAGTTGACTGCTGAGTGGGCTCCTACTGCCCGTAGAGAGACTACAAAAAACCCAGCAGCCCCCTCCAAGGAGGGGGCGACCGTGAACGAGAAGCCGTCGACCAGTTCTCCCCGTCAATGGGGAGACATGGTTTGAAATGGCCCAAACGTGTCGTCTGGCCTATGGAATTCTGGGAGTTCCTTAGGTACGAGCCTGCCTTAAAGGCAGCAATCCCAGACTCTCATTCTTTGCCTTCTCTTGGGCATAGATCGAGGGTGGCAGCGAGAACAAATCGACAAGAAGTGTATCATACAGAGTTTGAGATGATAGATGAGGAGCGAGACTTTATGTATGTTTTTCCCCGTACGGAAGATGTCTATGAGGTATCCGCAAGGTTTACCGAGGAGATTCCTGATCATACGGAGGAGGATGTACAACGATGGCTCGCTTATCTCCGGAGAAATTATCCAGGAGCGTCCTCGTCCCGTCTTAAAGACTTTGGTGAGCTTGTCGTTAATATGGTTAGTGCGGCTGGTCCGCTGGCTGAAGGGGAGTGCCGTAAAACGCGCGACCTTTTACGCTGGTATGGCCAGAGGCTCTGGCATTATTGGCGATATGCTATGAACCAGAGGTGGCCTGTTATCTGGAAAACTGCAGGAAAGGTTGAGATGCTGCCGAAAGGCAAGCTTCCTCGAACTTTCATTTTTATGGATAAATTGATGGCCCTGTGTTTTATGCGCGCGACGTCTGATTTCAACGATAGGATCCAGATGGACCGATCACACACCCGGTCAGCGTTAGGTCTCAGTATCTATGGCCCTGAGTTTATAGGTATTGCGAATTCGCTGGCTAAGAGTGGGATTAAGTTCACCTGTGATGTGAGTCGTTGGGATGCTCGCATGCCCCAGGCCTTGTTCCGTGCTATTTCCTTGTTTCGGCAAGAAAGTATGCGGGATTTGGTAGGGAAGGAGTGGATTGCGTACAAATATGAATCAATGCAGAGTCCTATTGTATGCATGCCCTCGGGGGAAGTTGTCCGGTTCGATCATGGCAACATGTCAGGACAGGACTCGACCTCCACCGACAATACTATTGGGCACGATTGTATTGTTGAGGAAGCTGTAGAACGTACTCGTGCAAGGGGTTTCCTTTGTCTCAACTTCATAAAACTTTACGGAGATGATTTGATAGGAAACATTGACGACGAGTCAGCAGAAGCGTTTGAGGAGGAATTGAAGTCCGCCTATATTAGACACGGTTTTATAGTGAAGGAGTCGGCCTTCCAACGCTCGGGTGACCTTACTGGGTTGACTTTTCTCGGTGGTGAGTTTCATAAATGCCAGAAGTATGGATGTTGGACCTATGTGCCTTCTGCGAAGAAGCTATGGGAATCCGCACACTTTTCGGATAAAGAACTCACCCACGAGCAATTGCTTGGTAAGATACACTCACTATATATTTTAGCTTTTCATACGCCATGGAAAGACCGTTTCCACCAGATGTATTTGCACTGTCGAAGTCTGGTTGTGGATCCTCCCCCGTATTGGGACGATCATGTAATTGAAGCGTTTGTCCATGGTCTTGAGGGGCCGGGGTATATGGGTTCTGTCGAGGATTTCGTGACAGGACAGGTAATTAGTTTTTAAATTTTTCCTAGTTCCCCAAGTTTTTCTCCCCCCTTGCTGCTTTAGAAATTTCAGGGGGAAAAGCTTGCTTTTCCTGTTCGTGATGTCCTCTAAGAATAAAAAGAAAAGTGCCAAAAATGCCAAAAAGAAAGAGAGAAAGATTGTGCGCGAGATTCGATCCGCTACTAGGACGGTATCGGGCCGGAAGCCTCGTTCTGCGAGGTGGAAGGCTGAGCTTAGTGGCTTGGAAACCCCTTTCGGTTCTCTGGGGGGTCTCAAGATCAATACCAATGATAAGAAGACTCGAGCCTTGGGAGGAATGGTCGGATTAGGCTACAAAGCCTCCAACCCTCAAGTCAACTCCCCGCCTACATTGTCACGTATAATGAAGGGGGGTGTTGAGTATCAGGTCTGTGTCGGTAGCGATTTGATTACTACTGTGCAAACAGCTGATGGTGGGCAGAACCCTGGTGACTTGCTTGTAACCCAAGTGATATCACCAAGTGCTCTACCCAACTCTCGGCTTGCACAGTTTGCTCCATTGTTCCAGCGATACAGATTCGAAGATATTCGCTTTAGGTATGTACCCATTGCCAACTCCACTCAAAGTGGCCAGTTGATGGGGTATGCTGATTTTGACCCGGACAACGATTTGGAGGCGAACAACCCTCTTAACGTGAAGCTGGCCGCGGCTCACCAGGGGGAGGATATTTGTCAAATATGGGATGAGAAGTGGTGGGACATGCGTCAAGCAGGTACCTTCACGGATCTATATACCCAGGTTGGAGATACAGTATCTTCGGATACTCGTTTTGAAGACCAGGGTACCTTTTATTTGATGGCAGCATCTGTTCTTGGCGGACAATTACCTTTGGGTAATTTGTACGTTCATTATAAGGTGCTGTTTTCGATACCCTTCCTTGCCCCGGAACAGAGCGTTACGGGGGCGTTCGCCGCTGTTAATAAGTCATCAGCTACGCTAGATGGTAGTAATGATATTGTGTTCAACACTGTTACTGTGCCTGCGGGCATCTATACGAACCCTATAGTTTTCAGTGGTGATACAGCAACAATTCCTACTGTTTCAGCGGGTGCCGTTTTGTATGTTACTATGAATCTCTATGGTACTTCTAATCAGGCTACGTCCGATTGGTCCACTACTCTGACTGTTGCAAATCTTGGTACTGCAGCTACAACTGTGGCCACCAATAACAATGGTTTGGGAGTGGTAGGATCAAAGAACTTAGCATCTGCGTTTTCCACAATCACAGTCACTACAAGTGGGTCACTCGTGTTGACATGGACCCTTGGGTCTGCGCCAACCTCGACCACCTTCTTTTGTGACATGATGTGGCTTCTCCAACCTGCACCAGTTCTCTCTGTGAGAGAGCGCAGGAGGAGAATGCGGGATATGATCAACTCCGATGTTCAGACGGAAGTTGGTCAGTTGCAGTCGCAGGTAGAATTACTTACTGAACAGCTCAAACGTCTTGCTCCACCTCCAGGAGTGGATGGTAAACCACTCCCGCTCCCCGATTCAGTGAAGGCAGATGCTTTACGAGCTCGCGAGAACTATAAAATGCATCTTGCTCTTCGCCAAGAGGCCGCACGACTTTACGGAGATGATATCAATGCTAAGTTGCCGGCTCTTGATCCGGGAGGCTATATCTCTGACTCCGGTTCTGATGAGGAGGAAGAGAGACAGTTAGGTGTCGGTCTACGGAAATATGAGGAAAGTAAAATTTTAAGAGGTTTTGACATGCGGGGTAATCCCGACTTTGATGCACATTGCCAAATGAATGCTACAAAGTATGATCGTATCAACGTGAAGAAACCTCCCAGATTCGAATACGTGGACCTCAAGACTGGCATGCCAGCCAAGAAGACGTATCTCGATCTGGACGGGAAGCCC